TTTTTGGACATAAGACTTCTAAGTATGTATGGATGGATGATGATTCTGAATATACAGCAGAGGAGATCTGGATACCAAGAAAATATGAAATAACTAGATTAGACTCTGATAAGTATTTAAGATATAGAGAAGTACCTTACCAAACTACCAACTTAGAAAATCCTTATGCTAATTTTTCTTTATCTACTAAAGGAATTGTTTTAACAGCTAGGAATGCAGATTCAGTATCTTTATTTGAACGAGCATTGCCATTATATATGCAGTACTTGTTTGTAAAGAATATACAGAATAGAGAGTTAGCAAAGTATGAAGGGTATGTACAAAATATAGATATTGATCAAATACCAGAGTCTTTAGGTAAAGATGTTGATGGAGAGATTATTAATGATCCTCTAAAGGTAGCACTAGTTTACCAAAGATATTTAGGTAAGAACTTTTATTCTGGATCTCAAGTAGGAGTATCTGGGTTACCTAATCCTCAAAGAACACCTGGAGGACATGGTATGATGTTATCTACTGCTAATGAAATATATCTTCTACAGCAGTTATTAGAGTTATTAGAAAGAGAAATGTCTATGTCTATGGGAATAAGTCCACAAAGACAAGCTGCATTTAGTTCTAATTCAAATGTATCTGATAACCAACAAGCTATTGCTCAATCTCACCATATTACTGAGCCATTGTTTTTTGCACACTCTCAAGTATGGGCAGATGTATTTAATGACTACTTAGGTAACTTTAGAACTTATGCAGAGAGAGTATTACTAGAAGATAAAGAAGAACATTCATTAGAGTACTTACTTGAAGATGGTACTAGAGAGTTATTTAAAATAACTAATAAATCTGTAGAAATGCTAAATACTATGGTATTCTGTACTAATACAGGTAATAACATAGAGTATCAGAACTATATGAAGCAGAACTCTCAAGCTTTTTCTCAAAACCCAGATGGTATGGAATCAGTATCAATGTTACTGAAGTCTATTACATCAGGACAGTCTGCAGAAGAGACACATAAGTTAATTCAGTTAGAAATTAAAAAGCAACAAGATAGAATGCAAGCAAATCAAGAAGCTAGTATCCAATCTCAAGAGAAGATGGCACAGATGCAGAAAGAACAAGTAGAAGATGCACAAGCTCACGAAATACAGTTAATGGGTATGCGTAATGCATCTAGTGAGAAAATAGCTGCTATGAATAATACAGCTAGATCTGAAGATAAAGATGCTGACAATGATGGAGTGCCTGATTACATGGAAGTATTAAAGTTAGGTCAAGATGCAGAGATTAAAAGTAGAGAGTTAGATATTAAAGACCGTGATATGGATATCAAAGAATCTAAACTTAGGAGTGAAAAGGAGATTAAAGAAAAAGATATTGCTAGTAAAGAGAAAATAGCAGCATCTAAATCTACTCAAAATAGTAATTAATTTTACTAAAAGTTAAATATGTTTGGAACTTCAAATAGTGTCTAGTATACATTTTGAAGTTTCAACATATTATATTATATTTATAAAACATAAAAAGAAAAATTATGGAAAATACGTTTGAGATTCCACTAGTGGATGACCTATTAGACAATGAAGATGTAGAAGTAATAACAGACCCTGACTTTTACAAGGATGGTGATGTAGATAGTTCTACAGAAAAGGAAGATACTATAGAAGAAGATAGTATTTCCTCTACAGAAGATGTAGAAGATGCAGAAGTAGAAGAAGAAATTGCAGTTAATGAAGATCCTACTGCTGTTGGTACATATAAGACTTTAATAGATAAAGGTTTTATATCCGAAAGGGAGGACTGGGATGGAACATTTGATAAATTAGATGAAATCTTTGATGAGATTCCAGAAAATGTAAAGAATGATATTCTATCTAATACTAACCCTAAAGGTAAGCAGATAATGGAATTTATCATGAATAAAGGTCACGACCTTGATGATGATGATATCCAAGGATTTCTAAACCTTTACAGTCAACCAACTGAAGTTGATTCAATAAGTGCAGCAAAAGACATAATTACTGCACAATTAAAGTCTCAAGGATTTGATGATGATATGATCGAATCTAATATTGACCTTTTAGAGTCCAAAGACTACGAAGGGGAAGCTTTAAAAGAACTAGCTAATAAATATGTTAAGGGTACTGCACAGGATCCAGACAAAGTATTAGAAGCTCAGAGACAAGAACAGATGGAGCTAGAAGCTGCACAAAGGGAATTTACTAATCATTTATATGATAATATAGATAATAATAAATACCCAAAAAGAACAAAAGAAGCTATAAAAGCTAATTATAGAAGTAATGCATATGTAGATAGATTTACAGAAGCATTTACGAATCCAGAAGCATTAGTACAATTAATAACATTAAGCCAGTACTATGATTCAAAGACAAAAACATTTGACCTGACCGAGTTTGCAAAAGTAGCAGCTTCTAAGCAGGTAGAAAAATTAAAAGACAACTCCATTAGGCAAAACTATAGTTCAACGACACAAAATGGTCAAAAAGCTAAAGGAAAGTCTAGCCCAATGGATGATGTTCAATTTGTTAATCCTTAATATAAATAAATAAAAAATGAGTACATTTAGAAAAACCGCATTGGAGTTTACACGAAGAGAAACTCTTGGAGGTTCATTTCAGGACTCATTCTCACATGCGCAGATGTTTAAAAAGTATGGTCCTCACAACTTCGGTGTGAGAGGAGCACAACTGTTTTCATCTAAACCTGGGTCACATTTACTTAATAAAAAATTCCTTTACATGACTAAAGGAAATAATAACGTACATACACTCCGTCCAGGAGTTGATGATTATAAGTGGGCTTTGATTAGTGAGACTGAGACAGCATTTACTATTACTGATGTTCTAGTACCCCTAGACAGTAAACCAGGTAGAGCTGGGCTATCCTTTATGATTGGACTTGATACTCCACATGTACATGAGCCTACAGTACTTAAAACTGAAAGTTCTGATGCACCTATGATGAAAATTATAGGACATGGTAAAAGAGTATCTGATAATAATTATCACTATGTAGTAGAACTACAAGATGGAGATCCAAGTTCATGGATAGATATCAAATACCTAATGCCAGGTAGAAAAGTTATTGATGCAACTACACAAGTAGCAACAGAACTTAACACAAAATATTCAGCTCCTATTTTTAATCAAATGTTTGAACTACAATCTGTAGTTGGTGCATTTGCTAGAAAAGTAGAAGTTACTGATAAATTTATCAGACTAGAGATGGGTTGTAGACAAGGTGGTTCTGCATCTGGTATGTCTTACTCTGATGGTACAAGCTCTCACAATGGAGAAGCTCTAGGAGTAGGGTATATGTATTACTCTGAAACTAAGAACCTTGGAAACAAAGGTAAAGGTGGAAAGAGTACTAGAGTAATGGCTGGTACATATCTTACTAAGATGGAATCTATTCTAGAAGAAAGAATTCACAGAGATGTTGAATTCAATATGGAATGGGGTCGTCTACAGTTCTCACAAGATCATGATTCTGGAAGACCTATCAAAACACCTCCAGGATGGAGACAGTTAGTAAAAGATGGTAACTTCTATTCTCATAATGGTTCGTTAACTCTTTCAGATTTATCTGAATACCTAATGTCTGTATTTATTACAAGACGAGATTTCTCTGATAGATTGATTATTCTTTCTACAGGAGAAGCAGGAGTTGACTTCTTCCACAGATTAATTGCAAGAGAAGCTTCACAGTTCCAATATGTAACTGTTGATGATAAGTTTATCCGTAATGTAGATTCTAGATTCCACCAAAACTCTTTAGAGTATGGATCTCAGTTTACATCTATTAGACTTACAAACGGTCTAGTGATCCAAGTTCAACATGATCCAATTAAAGATGATAGAAATCTATTCTCTGAAATGGCTCCAGGAGCTGACAGAACATTAGAAAGTTATGCATATGATATCTTTGATTTCGGAGCTACTGACCAAAAAGCAGCAGCAGCAGGAAATGCTAACATTACATGTATACAAGAAGGTGGAGTAGAATCTTACTACACAGTATCTAACATATACGATCCTGTTACAGGAGCAATCAATGACGGTTCAAATGCCTATTCTAATAATAAGAAAATGGGTATGTATAGAGAAATGTCAAGTGGGCTTTGTGTATGGGATACAGAAAGAATTGGTAGAATTGAATTTGATCCTACTTTAGATTACTAAAAATCGCTATCTGTTTTTGATTATATATAGATAATCAAACTGGAGATTGGTTATAGGTGACAACATGAAAAGGAACCTATTTTTTTTAAATTAACAACGAAAAAGTTAAAATGATATGAAAAATCATACATTATATGTTAATCCTGTACAAGGGATTAGTGTCCAAGGAAGGCACACAAGAACTTACAAAACATTTGATCCTGTAACAGGAGAAGAAGTTAATAGAAGTCCTATTAATCAATCAAGAGGGTCAAAGGTACATGATCAGTATAAGTTTAAAGCAGATTATGCTAAACGAAGATTGATTACTGGTTTAGATGTACTAATTGAAAATCCTTTTAAAGGTAAAAAAGCTACTGAGTTACAAGTAGAATATGGTCTATCAAAGTTATGGGATTCATTATTAGAATCATTAGTAATAGAAGATAAGATTTCAAAACAAAGAGAATTTGAAGTAAAAGATGGAGTAGATCCAGATTTCTATACTTCAGAAATGAAAGGTGCAACTTTAATGGATGCAGGAAAAGGTACTGAACGAGATGCAGAAGCCCCAACCTTTCTACAAAAATTTAAGATTGTTCTTTATCCTAGAACTAATAGATTTTCATCAGACTCACCTAGAGGAAGGTTATCTATGCAGTTGATAAAGAATCATAATAGGATTGCAAGCTCACTAGATGATATTAATCCTACTTCGCATAGATTCTTTATTTCTGAAGAAAATGAAGCTACAGAAAGAAGAGTTAAACGAAGAGAGAAGATTACTGAAGCAGCATACAACTATGAAACTCTTAAACGTAAGTTTGAGGCTTTAGATAGATACAAAGCAGCGATAGTACTAAAAGATAATAATGGTATTAACATCCTAAAAGGACGAGCTACTGATGATAAAGTAAAAGAAGTTTTACTTGAGTATATCTCTAGTACTAATAGGCATCAACTTTCTAATGGGGAAAGGTTAACTGCTTTAGTTGAAAGAATGGGTATAGCTGAAGAGTCTTATAAAATAGATATTGAGTACTTAATACAACAAGCTCTAAATGGTAATGTAATTACTGCTAGAGATGGAAGGTATACATGGCACTCACAAATACAAGATCCTAATGTAGGGGAGTTTACTTCATCACTTACATTTAAAAACTTTATTCTTTCTGAATATGAAAAATACTCTCCAAAGAGTAAATCTCAGAACTGGTATAAGATTTTATTTGATGAAGTTAAATCAAAAGACATTTGGATAGAATAATATGGATGCATTAATTGAGAGAGTACACGTACTGGTAAAGGCTAAGGTAGAAAAGCTAGATTCAAATTCTAGATATGATCTACCCCCAGCATTAATAGATGAGCTGATTAATGTTAGTCAGGATAACTATGTAGATGCAGCATTTGCAGGTACTGTACTGGCTCAAGGAATGGGGTTTGAAGCTACACAAATGAGAATAGATATGATATCTAATTTGGTAGTAAAGCAACCTGAGCAAGCTCCTTTATTCCCTATATCTCATAATGATGGGGTTTATGAAGTGCCATTTTCATATCTTACACATAAGTATAGACATTTAGTAAGAGTTAGTATCCAGACAGATTGTGGTCCAGTTAATTTAAAGCTAGACCAACATAATCAATTAAATACTATTTTAAATGATCAATTTTCAAAGCCTTCTAGAAAATGGAAAAGAATTCCGTTTACTATTGCAAGGGCATCATCAGGGAATGGATCTGCTTTATACTTATACACAAACAAGGAATTTACAATTTCAACAGTAGATGTTGAATATATTAAACAACCTAGAAGAGCTTTTATTGGTGGCTATAATAGTATAGAAACTACTAAAAACTTAGAAGGTTATTCACAGACTGATGATTCAGTTAATCCAGAAATAGATGAAACTTTCATTGATGTTCTAGTTAACTTTGTTGTTAGGGAATGGGAGGCTATGCAGATTACTGACTATAATGTAGCACAGAGTCAATTATCTTCCAATATTTAATTAAAATAATTTTATTAAAATGACACAATTTAAAAGAAATAATAAGCTTGACATGGAAGAAATTCTGGTTGCAAAGCCACAAGCTTTTTCAAAAAACACTCCTGTATTAGGAGCTAGTAACATGAACCTAGTAGATGGACAATTTGGTGTAGCATCTGCAGATTTTTATGGTACAGTTACTGCAAATACATTTTTAGCAGGTGGTGAGACAGCATCAAATGTTAGAGCTATTAGAGTAATTCAGGGTACACCTGCAAGTTCTAATTTAGCATTAGCGGATGCATGGCAAGTATCTGATCCTGCGTATGTAGCATCAGATGATATACACAAAGATAATGTAAGATCTCTTACTTTAACTAAGCCTAGGACAGCAGTATATTCTGCAACTGCGGTTGTTGATTTTCCTGCACCTTTAGACAATTCTGATTATGGAATTATAGTAGAGATGGACTCTAATCAAATAGAGAAAACTCATGGGTTCAATACTAAATCAGCAATAAGCAAAATACTTAGCCCTGATTTTACAGATTTAGGTACAGTTAGTCCTAAAGATTATGTACTTCAGAATTTACTTTACAAACTTAACCTTAAGTCTTTTACTTTCACAGGAGAGAACGGAGATTCAAAAGGTAAAGATCCGTTTGTAGCTTTAGCTATCAATGCAGTAGGTGGAGCAGGTACTCCAATAGGTGCAATAGTAGTAGGAGATGTAGTACCATTTATGACATACCAAGGTATCACATCTAGTGTTACAATTACTCCAGAGATGGTAGCAGGTTTAGCAAAATTACTTAAGTTACAAGCTGCAGCAGTAACTGCAGGAGATGCAACTGAAGCAATTGTAGCTGCATCTACAATAGAGGTAATTGACCTTACTACTGCAGGAGCAGCAGCTAAAGTAGATGGCTTTATTGTTTTAGGTGAGAGAGATTCAATTCCATTAGGAGTGAATACTAATCCAAATTATACAGTAGATGTTACAGTTAATTTAACTGATGCATTTAGAGTATCTGAAGGATTTAGCCAAACAAAGTCTTACAGTGAAGAGTCTAAAAACATGAATTGGTCTTTAGCTAATAGACGTAGATCACAAAGAATGAATCATAATCTATATGTAGAAACTGATTATCCTTCATTCAATGTAGTAGAAGGTTTTAATTATGTTGGAGAAAATACTCCATATACTTCTGCTATTTTAGATTACTTTGATTACGAGGAAACTTTAACTAGAGAGGAGCATAATCCTAAGCAATTAGTTATGCTTATGCCAGCAGTTATGGATGTAACAGAAACAGTTACTACTGTACTAGCAGCTTATACTTCTGATACTGATAATTTATTTTCAGTAATTGCAGTTAGTGCAGACGGTGCTACTTCAAATGTACCATTTGTAACTGATTACAATGCAGTATTTGTACCTTGGGTAGCAAGTACTGATGCAGTAATTGTAGGTACTCTTTCTTAATATTTACAAATATATAATGCAAACTTTTCCTAGTAATGGGAGAGGTTTGCATTTTTTAATATAATATCCCATGGACATTAAAAAAACATTTATAAAAGTATTTAATTCTAAAGATACTATTTTTGGGAGATCAGATGCTAGAGAATCTAAAAGTATAAGTGGAGGATTAGCTAACTATAATAAAAGTTTTATAAGTTTAGTATCTAAAGCGTTAGAATATTTGGGAAATACTGAAGGAAATTCCCTATGCGATGCAATTAAAAATTGCACTCCAGATATAGACATTATAACTTCATTTGAACTCCAAAATAATACTTACAATCTTGGGGATTTTAAAGACCAAGTATTACGAATTAGAAATATAGGAGATGATCCTACAAAAGGACTTATTACAGTATTTATGTCTGATATAGCTGGATTTACAATTACTTTTGACCAGACTCAAACAACTGCTTCCGTAGTTTTAGGATCAAAAGATGTAAATAATAATGACTGGATAGCAATACCTATGGTAGGTGGAATAGCATATCAGAGTATAGTATCTATACCAGGAAACGGAGAAAGTAAAATTGGAATAATTACAGAAGCAACTCAAGCAGGTGTAAGTTCAACTATGGAGATTATTATACAGAATGGATCTGGAGGAGAAACTAATTACACTAATAACTCAGACACTAAACTTCTTTCGGTTTCAGCATAAAAATATAATAATGGATATTAAAAAAACATTTATAAAAGTATTTAATTCTAAAGATACTATTTTTGGGAGATCAGATTCTGCTGGATCATCTAAAGTAATAGGTGGATTAGCTAACTACAATCGTAAATTTGTAGATTTAGTAGCAATGGCTGCTGCAGAACTCAATATAGCAAATGTAGGAGGATCTGTTATTTCAGGAGTTACAGAAGTTCCTGATTTCAATGCAAGTACATACCCAGAAGGTACAGTAGTGCAAGGAGATAGTATAGGAGCATTTATTTCTGATGGTATCCAGTGGGTAACACTTCAATCATCTCAAAAAAAAGTTATTGAAATACCTAATACTGAATTTGCTATTGTTAGTAATCCTACTATATCAGAAGTGAGAACTTGGGTTGATGCAAATTTGACTGATTTACAGAAAGTAAACAGTGAACTCTATATGATAGAAGCTTTGCAAGACTTTTCTACTGAAGATGTATATACTGGGGTAACTTTCTTTACTCCAGGATTAAGTGGGGTAGCTGATATTAATATTACATCAATGGATATTGATGGCGTTAATTATCCAATAAGCTCTTCATATAAAACTGGAGGTGTATATGACCAAGACGTAGTACAACTTTTAATAGATATAAATACAGCTACAGCAAGTGCAGGCTTAGTATTTGATACTATAACTGTAGGTGGACCACACCAAACTGGGGATAATTTTATTATGCCTCTTAATTTAGTTTCAGGTAATTCTGAATCTATTAATATAAGTATTAACTTTGATAATATAGCAACTCTTGGTCCTGAAACTATAGATTATGAGCTTGTATATACTATTACAACATTAGGTTCAACTCCAGATGAACCAGATTATATTTGGAGTATTGTTCAAGATGAAATCTTACAAAAGTTTAGAAGACAAAATGATGGTGCAATTTGGTACATAGATCCTTCAATAGCAGTAGGGAGAGAAGTTTATGGACAAAAAGGTAACCCTGATAGACCTTTAAGAGTATTTGATCATATACAAGCTAATGCTAATTTAGTAGACAATGATACAGTATTATTTAGAGCAGGAAATTACACAACTACTAACGCAACTGCAATTGTCAAAGGTAATGTATATTATAAATTTGAACCAGGTGCAATAGTAGGAGGGTCTGCTGTTGGTACAAAGATTATTACTGCTCCTGACGGTGAATTTTTAAATATTACAGGATATTTAGATACTCAAATGTACGTAGAATCTGATGGAGTAGGGGAAGTATCGGTTACTGCAAAAGCACTTGGAAATCTAATTATAACAAATGGAACTGTATCTAAAGTACATATGGATGTAGACCACATTGAAGGTCAAAATACATCTAGTTCATTTTTAAGTTTTTATACCCCTAATGATATAGGAGCAGTAGTAGCAAATATAAAAACATTACGTAGTAATTTTCTTACTGATAGTTTTCCAAATAATTGTGATTATAACGTAAATATAGGTAGGATATTATTCGATGGTTATAATGGTCCTCAACTTTTTCCTATTTATCAAGTAGATGGATTAAATGCAAATATAAATATAGGATCCGTTATAGTAAATGGAGATAGTTTACCAAGTAATGCACTTATTGGTAAAGCCATAGGGGGGTCAGGGCATTACCTTACCAATTCCACTGTTAATATAACAGTTGATTATTTTAAAGCTATAACCGCACCTTCAAGTGAATTTAATACTTCAAGTTTAGTAAATCTAAATTCCCTCCTTACTTTTACAAATAGCAATATTACTTTAGATATAAAATCAGGAGTTACAGCCTATCAATTATACAAAGGAGGTGCAAATGATACAGTTACTGATGCTTGGACTAATTCAAATATTACTTACAAAGGCAATTTAGAATTACTTGGGTTATTTGATCCACTACAACAATTTATGGTTATGGATTCTACTTCATACATAGCTTTAGAAGGTAAATTTACAACTCCTGCTGCCAACTTACTTAGGTTATCTAGAATAACATCTGCAGGCACAATTTTTATAAGAAAA